GTCTTATCTGAACCGTATTTCGCATTTAACCTGAATTATTATGGTTATTGTGAGATTTCTGGTTCAGCACTCGTGTTTCGAGTGAACCAACTTGCTCATATCCACCCTTCCTTGGAATGTATACAATATGCGCCCATGAATTTTCACATCAGGTGTCCTTGTGGGCTTGATCATGGCATACACGCACAGGTGCGTGGTGCTGATGTTTTTATGAAATGGGAAGGTTGTGTTTATTGTCGCGATGGACGCATCAGTAACAATTTATACTGGTTGCAAACGGGATTGACGGAGGGCTGTATCTACAGACCTCTAAGAGTGCGGGTTCGTGGACTAGTTGATGAACTCGGGATTCACAAGCGCTTTAGTGATGTAAGAAGGCTTTTTACTAATCTGAGCGCACCTGTGTATCACGAGGACATCGAAGATTTCTTCTTCCATTCAAAAATACGCCTGGAGCTTGATAGTATCTGGGATGGCGGCATATCTGATGAAGATGAAGTTCTGTTATTGGACAATTTTTGTTCAATGCTTGAACTCACTTACAGATATGTTGCCACTTATAACAAGGATTTTGGCGTCTTCTGTTTAGCGATGAACCAGATATATGACCAATACTCTTTCAGCAGCTCGGTCTCTTTCTTAAGAGTTGTTGAAAGGGAGTTGTGCCATTATATGTATGATTGCGCAGATTCAGAAGGCGACGACGACGATGTTTATAACCCGGAACTTGAATTCCACGTTAGTGAGTTGAATGGTGATGGTGACATTACGTCAGGGTATGATGTTATTCCAGTGCTTGAGCCTGGCCAAGGTGTTCCGCCTGGCTATGGCGATGTACAGGGTTGGCAGTGGAATTTTGAGCCGCCCGCTGGTATAGCTCTTGGCGAGAATCCTTTTCCCGGTGGTTTTGATGATATTCAAAACCAGTCCGGGAGCGTGCGTCGTGAGATTCGTGAGGAGATACAGCGCGAGCACGCAAAAAAAACAAAACGCGAGATTCGGAACGCACAACGTTCTGTCGAGCGGAAAAAACAGGCTGAATTGGACCGAGCTAAAGCGCGGAAGGCTAAACAAGCTATACGAAACCAAATGCAGCGACTATTTGGGCGAAATGTCTCCATTGGATCCGGAAGTTCTTCATCTGAACCAACAAGCGAGATCAATCCTGAGAAGCGAAAGAAATCTCCAACTGCTCCATTTAGTGGAATAAGGAATGCCCTTCAAGAAACACGTCAAACAGTGAGCGATGTGTCGGATATGTTGTCTATGGCAGCCGGCACGTGTAACACTGTCAATGAATGTATTGACAGGTTTCAGCAGACTATGACGTCTATTATTGATGGTGTCAAGAAGTACGCTCCACCCATATTGGCCACCTGTCTAGGTTTGGTTATTTTGTATTGGATGCGTACTTCAGGCGGTATCTCTGATTTCATATGGACAGTTATAGAGAGTGCTATTGCTGGTCTTTTTGGTTTTGGTGTTTGGGCCGCTGTTAAGCATTTCTTTTTGAAGCCTCAGGAAGAGATACGACAGCAGATGGGCGCTGGAGCCGTTTTGTCTAAGCTGGTCACGACTGGATTTATCGTGAGCGCGTTTGGGAGTGATAAGCGATACTTGGCTGACAATGTTATGCGGAGAGTGTGGGCATTACCTCGAATGACCGAAGGTCTCGAGACGTTGCTCACTTGGACTACTGAAACCGTTCGTACTTTGTGCAATGCCACCTGCAAGTTTTTCGACAAACCTTGTTTCTTCAGTCCCCGCCTACAGGATGAGGTGGAGAAACTGGTTGGAGAAGTTCAGAGCTTGGAAAAGGAGTATTTCATACACCCGGGAGACAATGTCAATGAGAGG